TTTTCGCCAAGGCGTCTGAAAGGACCAGATTTCAGCTATTTGACAACGCTCAAGCATCCTCTGGCATTACATCCTTTGATTTGTCAAATGGAACGGTGGTATTAGGCACAGGAACAATTACCGCTGTAGGAAATGGCTGGTACAGATGCTCGGTGTTCCCGCTAAAAAGCACGAGCATTACATCGACGCTGACAATCAGGCTGATTTCTACTGGCACAACGACCAGCTACACCGGCGACGGCACCAGCGGCATCTTTGTATTCGGCGCTCAACTCGAAGCCGGAGCCTTCCCCACCAGCTACATCCCCACCACCACCACCGCGCTGACCCGTGCAGCCGATGTGGCTTCAGTGAATACGCTGAGCCCTTGGTTTAATGCGAGTGCTGGGACGATTTATGTGGAAGCGTCAATTCCTTTTACAACAGCAAATAGTCGCGGTCCAATTCGTTTTGATGATGGAACTGACAGCAATCGCATCATGATGCGCAATGGCGGCGCATCTTCACGTCTTGACGGACGTGTAGTGTCTGGTGGCTCGAACGTAGCAAACTTAGAGTCTGCTGCAACTGCAATCACTGCAAACACAACTTTTAAGGCTGCTTTGGCATATGCGGTGGACGACTACTCGATGTCACTCAACGGCGGTACGCCACTAACAGATACAAGCGGAGCATTGCCCATTGGTTTAAGCAGGCTTTTGATTGGCAACGCAGAAAACACAACAAATGCTGGATCGCTAATCCGCCGCATCACCTACTACCCCACACGTTTGTCCAACGCCCAGTTGCAGGCCATCACAGCATGACCGCCATGTTTGTAGTAGTCAGTTCTGTAGACCGTTTTGATCACCGTGAGGCAGAGCTTATCGGCGTGTTTTCAAACCGTGAGGCAGCGTGGCGCTGTGCGGATATGTGGGCAGGGGTGGTTTACGAGATAGCCCCAACGGACATCGCTGACACCTATGACCACGCCCAGTTTGTGAAGCGCGAACCCATTTTTCGGCCATGACCACTTAAGGAGCACCCATGTACACAGATTACTTCCTGCGCTTCGACACCGAAGCCGAGGCCAACGCGGCGCTGTTCACCGAGCAGACCAACGTGCAAGACGATGTGGTCGAGACGGTCTTGGTGCCCAAGTACGCGGCGGTGGATGTCATCGGCACGATCTACAAGCCCACGGGCGAGATGATCCAAACCGACGAAGGCGAAGTGCCTGAGATGGCTCCGCTGGACGGCTGGCATGTCAACGTGCGACACACCGCTGAAGCCCCGGAGTTGGACGCCTACAAGGTCGCCCCGAAGTCTCCGGTGCGCGGGTGGGCGTAAATCATGGCTTGGTCAGACGTACTGAAAGCGATCATCCCCATCGTGGTGGCCTGTATCGCATGGCTGCTGGGGCAAGTGAATTCTTTCTCTGAGCGTCTGACCAAGATCGAGGGCAGCATGCCTGCGCTCATCACCTCTACCGGCGTACCAACCGACAGCCCTATATCTGCCGAGAAACGCGCCATTCTCAAAGAGCAGTTGATGAACCACATCAACGAGCTTCAGGTCAAGGTCAGGCTGCTTGAAGAGCGCGAACGTATCAAAGGAGCCAAGTGATGTTTGAGTCGCTGATCGGTGGTTTGTTTGGCGGTTTGCTTCGCCTAGCGCCAGAGGTGTTCAAGCTCTTCGATAAGAAGAATGAACGGGCGCATGAGCTTCGCATGGTGGAAGCCGAGATGGAGTTTGCCAAGATCCGGGGTGAGATCGCCATGCGGCAGGTCGAAGCGCAGATGACGATGGCCGAGATGGACACGATGGCTCAGGCGTTCAAGGAGCAGTCCGAGACCGCCAAGAATGCCGGGTGGTTTGTCTCTGCAATCTCAGCGCTGGTGCGCCCGATGGTCACTTACGCCTTCCTGGCTCTGTACGCCTCTGTGAAGATTGCTGCTTTCCTGATTGCCATAGAACAGAACGGCAACTGGAAGGAGGTCTTGGTCACGATGTGGGGCGCAGATGACCTTGCTGTCTTCAACATGATCATCTCCTTCTGGTTTGTCGGACGGGTGTATGAGCGGTCCAGCAAGTGAGGCGATAGACATCGCTGCTGCTCTGTGCCGCCCTTTTGAAGGGCTACGGCTGAAGCCGTACATCTGCCCGGCGGGCTACCCCACAATTGGCTATGGAACCGTTTTCAAGCCAGACGGCACCAAGGTGACGATGGAGCACCCCGAGATCACCAAGGAGACCGCTGAGGAGTGGTTGGTGCATGAGTTGAGGGTGACCTACCTGGCTGGTGTTTTGAAGGCCTCTCCGGGCCTCCTGGTGCGTCCGCGGGCCCTCGGCGCCATGACGGACTTCGCCTACAACCTGGGTGTGGCCAGGTATCGGGCCAGCACGCTGCGCAAGCGGGTGGATGCCGGCGACTGGGAAGACGCCAAAGAGCAGCTCATGCTCTGGGTGCGCGGCGGCGGGCGGGTGCTGCCCGGACTGGTGAAGCGTCGCAAAGCCGAGGCCGCGCTGCTGTGAGCCAGGACTATCACAATGCCGTCTTTCCCCCTACAATCTCTTTCGGGTTACTGCGCCTGCAGTGACCTCACTGGCTCGCCTCGGCGGGCCATTTTCGTTTGAGGGCTTCTCATGGCAACCACGCTTACCAACAATCCCTTCGATACCCAGCAGCCTGCAGGGTCGGGCAATGGGCTTGTCGGCGGTGCCATGGGCAGCGCCAGTTCCAGCGGGTCTGCGGCGGCGCCTGCTCCCGCACCGACTGCGCCCGGCCGCGCTGCGCAGTTCACCGCCCAGCAGCGCGAGATCAACCGCCAGACCGAGACTGCGGCCGGGCAGGTTGAGAGCCTGCTGGCCAAGGACAACCCGCTGATGCAGCGTGCTCGCACGCTGGCCATGCAGAACATGAATCAGCGCGGCCTGGTCAACAGCTCCATGGCTCAAGGTGCCGGAGTGGCGGCCATGGTCGATCGGATTACTCCGATCGCTCAGCAGGATGCGCAGACCTACAGCAACCAGGCGTTGACCAACCAGAAGTACGTCAACGAAGGTGGCATGTTCAACGTGGGCGAGGAGAACAAGTTCGGGCTGCAGCTTGGCGAGCAGACGTTCGAGCGCGGCGAGAACGAGGCTGGTCGCAAGTTCCAGACAAGTGAGCGCGCGGCGTCGCAGGCGTTCACTGCTGAGCAGACACGGGCCACTCAGAATTTCAATGCGGCGCAGTCTGAGCTTGACCGGGCGCTGCAAAACTCTCTGGCCGACAAGTCGATCGAGGCTCAGCAAGCGCTTGAGCTGGCGCGTCAGAATTTCCAGGGCGCGCAGGCCGAGTTGGATCGGATCAACCAGAAGACCATGCAGGAAAGCCAGCAGGCTTTCCAGTCCACTCAGAACAACCTGGACAGACAGCAACAGTCTCAACTGCAGACGGCGGCGCAGTCGTTTCAGGCCACTGAGAGCGAGAAGAACCGCGCGGCCGAAATCATGCTGGCCGACAAGAACATCACGGCCCAGCAGGCGCTTGAGATTGCGCGGCAGGCGTTCCAGTCCGAGCAAGCTGGACTTGATCGACAGCAATCCGTCACGTTGGCTCGCGAATCTCAGACCTTCCAGGCTACGCAGGCTGAGAAGGACCGCGCCCAGGAAATCATGCTGGCCGACAAGAACATCACGGCCACGGCAGCGCTGGAGAAGGCTCGGCAAGATTTCCAGGCCGGCGAGGGCATCATCAATCGCGCATTCCAGGCTGGAGAGTCGGCTCTGGATCGTGGTCAGCAACTCTCGCTCCAGACTGCACAGCAGACATTCCAGTCTGCACAAGCCGAACTTGACCGCGCTCAGCAAGTTGCCCTCACTGACAAGAGCATTGCCGCTCAAGAGAAGCTCCGCGCCGCGCAAGAGAAGCACGATTCCGCAGAGGCTGCGCTTGATCGGATTCAGCAGAGCAAGATTTCTGACAATCAGATCGCTGCTCAGAAAGCGCTTCAGACCTCTCAGGAAAAATTTCAGGAAGCACAAGCTAATCTTGATAGAGCTCAGCAGGTCGCGCTGGCCGACAAGAGCATCGCCGCTCAAGAGAAACTGCAAGCGGCGCAGCAGACATTTCAGGGCGCGCAGGCAGGCCTTGACCGCCTGTCGCAGCAAGTCATGCAGACTGCACAGCAGACATTCCAGTCTGCGCAGGCCGAACTTGACAGGGCTCAGCAGGTTGTGCTCAACGACAAAAGTATTGCTGCTCAGGAAAAGCTGCAAACGGCACAGCAGAACTTCCAGTCTGCTCAAGCTGGCCTTGACCGCTTGCAGCAAACAATTTCGCAGAAAGCACAGCAGGACTTCCAGGCTACGCAGGCCAACCTTGATCGCTTGCAGCAGGCGAGTTCGCAGAAAGCACAGCAGGACTTCCAGGCTGCGCAGGGGTTGCTTGATCGTGGACACCAGGAGGCGATGACGCGGCTGCAGAACACGCTTTCTCAGTCCGGTGTCGGAAGCTCGTTTGCGGCCAATCTGACGTCGAACACCGCGAACGCGATCAATGCTGTCATAGGCGACGGCACCATGGATGCGACAGCAAAGGGACAGGCTATTGACAACATCATTGCCAATGCCAATAGCTCGCTGTCATGGGCGCAGACTTTCTACGGAACGCAGATGACGCCCATCGTTCGCGGAACCACCCCCTCTCCGCTTCCTCCTGCTACTCCGACTCCTGCTCCGACTCCTCCGCCGCCAGTCAACACTCCGGTTACAGACCCGCGGTATGTTGGCCCGCCCCCTCCACAACCCACCGCCGCACCCACTCCTGCCCCGACAGCAGCACCTGTTCCCACGCCCACACCGGCTCCAACCCCGACTCCGACGCCCGCGCCTACGCCTCGACCCACACCGGCTCCAACTGCCGCGCCGTGGAGTGAGCGTCCAAAGAAAGGAGAAAGTTGGAACGGGGTAACTTTGCCGGGCGGTTTCACTATGCCTAAAGACTGGGACCAGAAGTACAACTACCCAGCTAGGCTTAAGTTCTTCAATGACAACGGCTTCACCCCCGACATGATCAAGTATGTTGATCCGGAAGTCACAGACGAGGTCATCGATATTTGGCGCAAAGACGGCTACAAATTCTGATGACCAAGATCGTCTGCCGCAAGGCCACCTACCGCGACATCACCGCGATTGTGGACATCGCGGTGGAGTCCGTCATGCGCGATCCGCTGCCGGTCACTGTGGATCGCGAGGCGATGCGTGAGATGGCCATGCAGTGTTTGAATCCGGCGCACTTCATGTGGGTGGCCGAGGACGAGGCGGGCAACGTGGTGGCTTCGGTGGCGGCGATGACGCAGAAGTCGTTCTGGTATCGAGGCTTGCAGTGCTCGGTGCTGCTGTACTACACACGCCAGCCTGGCGCTGGCGCGGCCCTGCTGCGCGAGTTCGCCAGGTGGATGAAGTCGCGATCGGGCATCAAGGTGGCGGTGCTCGAGCTTGAGCCCAACGTCGACCTGCGGCTGGTGCGCTTTCTCAAGCGCCTGGGCTTCGGTCGCAAGTCGATCAACATGACGTATGTGAGAGGAACCTGAAATGTCGAAGGTCGTCAAAGGTATTGGCCGTGCGGTCAGCAAGGTCGTCAAGGGCGTCGCCAACGTCGTGAAGAAGGTGGCTTCGTCCAAGCTGGGCAAGGTCCTTATCGGCGCCGCGCTGGTGTACTTCGGTGGCGCTGCGCTGATGGGGGGATTGGGTGCCGGCGCTGGTACTGGTGTCTCAGGCTTCCTGTCAGGCGCCGGTCAGGGGATAGCCAACGCCTGGACAAGCCTCACTGGCGCGGCCAGCAGCGCATTGGGCGGCAATTTTGCGCAGGCCGGCTCTCAGTTGTCGGCAGGCATTCAAGGCACGACAGCCGCCCAAGGCGCAACTGCTGCAGCAAACGCCGCAGCAGCAACTCCCGGCATGTCCATGGCTCCGCAATCAATCGTGTCCCCAGCGCAGGCTGCGATCACGCAGGCCACTGGTGGCGCTCCCATGTCTATGGCGGCGCCTGCCGGCATGACCCCGGCAGCAGCCGGCGCAAGCAAGGGCCTTCTTGCCAGCGCCATGGCCAGCCCCTACTTTGCGCCGGCTGTAGTCACGTCCGGCACGCAGCTCATCGGCGGCGTCATGCAGGGTTACGGCGCGCGGCAGGAGCAGAAGCGCCAAGAGCAAATGGCGGCCGATCAAAGGGCCACCTACAACCGCAACATTGGCGGCTTCCGCTACTGAAAGGAACGACCATGGCAGGACTGATCAAAGACCAGATGGCGCCGTCGTCGGACGTGGACGACGCAATGCAGCAGCAGCCCCTGCAGCGCCAGTCTCCTCAGCAGATGGAGCAGCAGGAGGCTGAGGCCATGAATGCCCAGCAGCAGGGCCAGGAGCCCGCTGGTGAGGGCGTTGACCCTGAGTCGGACCCTGGGTATCAGCAGGCCGCTCAGTTCGCCATGGAGGCCTTGTACAAGAACAAGGCAGCCAAGGACATTGCCAAGGCACTCAAGACTGCGCGTGACCCGGTGGAGGCGCTGGCAAACACTGCCTACGAGATCATCACCATCATCGACGAGCGCACCGACGGCGCGGTTCCTGACGAGATGCTGGCTGCCTTCGCGACCTTCGTGCTTGAGGAGATCTCTGAGATCGCCGAGGCGGCCAACGTCCCTCTGCAGCCGTCCGACGTGGCGATGGCCCTGAAGCAGATGATCCTGCGTTTTTTGGGCGAGCAGGGCGTGGACACGACTCAACTGCAGCAGGCCATGGACCAGGTCGACCCTGAGGAGTTCAACCGCATGGCTGAGGGCGAGGAGCCTGAGCTCGAGGAGATGCCAATATGAGCGGACTGATCTGGGCCGGGATCGGCAAAGGCATCGCAGATGCCGGGACCACCTTTGGCAGCTACATGCTGAGGGACATCGAGGACCAGCGCAGACGCGAAGACGAGGAGCGGCGCGAGGCCAACGCCATCAAGCGGGCCGAGGAGGCTGAAAGGATCCGC